AAGAAAAAATATTCTGATGAAAATATCCTATATCATTATTATTAGACTTATCTCTCTGCCGGAAAATTTCATTATTTACAATTTCTTCCCAGCTTGTACGATACACCGATTTATCAAAAATCAGCTTGATTGGATCAATCAGATTACTGTTGAATCGCTTCAAATCATACGATTCTAGTTTTTCTCCATATTTCATAATTGTTGCACGCACATGCTTCTTAAAATCTTCTTCTGATATAAAATCTAAATTCCACACCATTTATTTTACCCCCTCTAATGATTTATGTATCTCCAACCCAATTTCATATGCTAAGTTGACAGGAACAGCATTGCCAACCTGTTTATACTGAGATTGAACACTTCCACAAAACTGCCATTCATCTGGAAATGTTTGGCATCTTGCATTCTCACGTACTGTAAACGGTCTTGCTTCCAATGGATGACATCTTTCTGTTTGTTTCTGGGATGGTGATGTCAATACCGTCAATGATGGTTCATCCAGACTCATTCTCCTAAGAATTCCTGTTCTTCCGCCTTCCATATCCCAGCAACTTTTCATATATGCTTTTGCAATCTCCGGATCAATATCTCTCCAATATCCTCCAGGTGGAACTAATTCAAATATTTTTCTTTTATTTTCTCCATATGGTACTCCTGGTCCTTCTGGACAATCCAATAAAATATCTCTCAAAACAGGCTTATAATTATGTTCTTTGGGAAATGAGAATGAAACTTTTCCCACTAAATCATTTCTAATTCCAACAGTAATTAATCTCTCTCTTTTCTGCGGCACACCAAAATCCCACGCATTTAAAACCTTTTTCTGAATGGTATATCCCGCCTGTTCAAAAATATTTGTTATCGTTGCATATGTTCTTCCCTTATCGTGAGTCAGCAATCCTCGCACATTTTCAAATAAAAACATCTTTGGCTGTAATTTCTGTAAAAAAGTTGCATAGTGATAAAAAAGTGTTCCTCTTGCATCTTCAAGTCCTAATCTTTTTCCAGCATAGGAAAAAGCCTGACACGGTGCCCCTCCCGATAATAAATCCAGTTCTCCTTTTTTTATACCAAAATAATCTTCCAAATCCAAACAAGATATATTAGCTATATCATCATGAATAACTCTCCAGTTCGGCCTATTGGTTTTCAAAGATTCTGCAGCATCTTTATCAAATTCTATTAGTCCCAATGGTTCAAATCCAGCTTTTTCTATCCCTAAAGCCAAACCTCCAGCTCCAGCAAACAGTTCTATGGTTGTAAACGCATCACTATCGATTTGTAATGGTTCTTCTTTTTGTATCTCTACAACATCTTCTATCTTACAATTTAATGTAAAACATATTTTTTCTATTGATTCAAATGAAACTGGCTCATTCTTTCCTAACCGAGCTAACACATTAAAACTTATTCCTGACGCTTCCTTCAATTCTGTGCGGTTCATTTTTTTATCTATCAGTAATTTCCATAATTTGTCATAACAAATCGCCATTATTTTTCCTCCATGCTCATAATTTCCGTGATTTACATCATATCATATCGTGCGAACCCAAACAAGTGTTTTCTCACGATATCATTAGATTTTCTCCTTTGCTTTAGAAACCCATTTTTTTCGTATCATCTTATAAAACAACATCAAATATCATTTATTCTTGATTACATTATTATAAAAAAGCCATGAGACTTAGTTAATAAAAATCTCATAGCTTTCCATGATCATGTCACGTTCCCAATTATAATTCTTTACTTTATACTACTTGCCAAAAATTAGTGGGGTATTTTCGGGTTATTTCTTCCCCACAAATGCCTCTCAAGTATTGATTTTACTGACTTTTTAAGGAGTTTTTCAAAGAGTGCCGTGGCAGATGAATAAAACTCTAATCATAAATTTCTCCTGTTCTGATATGCCCTATATTGCCAAGTTTTGCGTTGGTTTGTCGACTTTTCCGGGCATCCTATTTTTCTTCTCCCCAACTACACTTTTTGCAAAATAATGCAAAGCACTTCCATATACAGTAGTCAAATCGTAGTCAGCTCGGAGGGGCAGACTACGAATAGGGGTGTGCATCATTAAAGGCTTGATATATAAAGCATTATATAATACCGCACTTCGCCTAAATATTTTTTTGTGTTTCACACCTAAAAAATCTGTAATAACGTGGATTTAATTACTTCATCTGGCAATTTAATATATTTAAAAAAACTAGCATAAACGATAGCAAACAAGGGTGTATATATCTTTGCACTTTCCCCCCATTCAACTGTACCAGAATGTGTCTTATTATTACGCAATTTTACAAAAGATGCTATACTATTCTCATTTACTGAAGGTAACGAGTATTTTGACACAATTTCATCCACTATATCACTATTTTCATTATATAGTGTAAGTATTTTCTGTTTCAATGTATAATCCAGATATTGAAAAGCACTACTCATTGTAGTTTCTTTATTTACATCAATTTCATTATGTGCTTTAGTAAATTCGGCTATCGTATTTTTAATATTCTTTTTTAGTTCCTCAATAAGTGCATCTTTCTCTCTTTTTCTCTTATCATCTAGTTGGTAAGAAACTTCTAACGCCGTACATAAATCTTGAACATTTTTAATCGATATTCGGTTAACCATCTTATTATCTTCTGGAAGAAGTTCCAGCAATGAATTAACCTTACCATTTACAATTCCATCTATTAAATTGGGAATATAATCAAAAACACTAAATATTGGAATCACTTTATGCCATTGCCTTATAGAATAATTCTCATAAGAATCAAAAATTTTACATATTCCTGTCTTAAAATACTTTTGTTCAGAATTTCTTTGACTAAGATATACCTCTTCAAAGCAAATATTATTTTGAGAAGTCAAAATCGCAACAATTTTTCTTGCTATAATGTAATATTTTTCCATCTTTTCAAATCCTTGAGCATTTTCAAAGGAAAAACGAAAAAAGGTATACACTTTTCCAAGATTATATGCACCCCTATTTTCTGCATTATTAGTTTCTGCGGTTTGTCCTATTGAAACAGTTAATGTTACTTTTTCATTTTCAATCTGAAATTGTGTTGTCCGAGTATAGGCACTCCAAGGACGCATTTTTATTGTTCTTGCTCCATCATATTTTAATAATTCGGAGACATCTGGTTGCTCGATTGCTATGCCAGGAGTATATAATGCATTTATATTTCCACCACAAAACGTAATTGCATGAAATTTACACCAATCTTCCGTCAACATATTAAAAAATCCTTCAGCATTTCCACATGCCTTTATAATGATAGGCGTTGCAAATCTAATAGCCACATTAGTGCCAATAGGATCTGTAACAAATTTCCCATTACGCAATATTGCAATCATGCTATTATTATCTTCGCCGAATAAATATTCTGGTGTATCTGTCTTGTGTGATTTTATGCGATAAAGAGAATCATCTCTTTTTGGGGATCACTTTGTGCTGGAAGCAAAGTGACTATATTATCTGATACATTATATGTATAAGTATCGCCTTCTACCCTTATATAGCCATAAAAATTCTCATCTATTTTTTTCATATAAGCAACATTCTCTCTCCATATAATTTTTTATTTTAACAATACTGAAATTTTTGCTAGAAAACCCCCAAGCCATAAGAAATTCCCCACTATTGGAATGGTGACGATCAGTTAGCGAACAACAGAAAAATCTGTCATTAAAGGGAAGTGCTATCTGCTACGACAAAAGGATCTTCTTTTTTAATTTGTCTTGTCTAAACGTATACGATAACTCAATTTTCCTTATAAAATAAAAACACCAGTTCTGTTAATTTGATCTATTTCTTTATTTTTTATACTATTCCGATCCGGTCTTCCAAAGGTATAAATAAGGTGTAAATTATTGGTTAATCCCAAAGAAATCCAATAAAATCGAGGATTTCACGACATCCATTAAACATTGCCGTGGCAAACAAAAAGTATTTTAATCATTATATTTTTCCTCCTGAAATACCGTAGATTGCCCAGTTTTGCGGACTTTTTTGAACTTTCCTGGCTTACATACTTCTGTGCAGTTTCTTGAAAATCACGCAAAATGCGGCAATTTACAGCCTAGTGTAGTAGTCGATAGTAGTTAATTGGTAGTCAGTTAAGGGGGTGCAGACTACTCCGATTTTTGAACCTTTTAACGATTGATTGAGTAAGGGGGGTGCATTTTGAATCCCAAAGTTCAAGCACATATACCTTATTTTTTATATTTTTTTTCAAATTGTTCGTATCCTTTTTCATTCTGTGGATAATCTGAATTATGATATTCAGAATGCTCATCTTTTCTAATGACCGCCAAATTAGTAGGATCAAAAGCACGTTCTGGTTTATCTGCAACTCTATCTTTATGATGAACTTCAGCCATTCCATCTAATGGTTTACCTGACAATTCACTCACTTTTGACTTTCTCTCTTTAATTACCTTTTTCCCAAGTTGAGCCCTTTGTTTTGTAATTAAGTCTGCTTCTATGGCTCTCTGTCTACTCAATTCTTCATTATTTGAAAAAGCGTTAACACAATCTTGAGCATATCCTAATTTTTCTTGCTCCGTAATACTTCTTGGTTGCTGTCGTTTTTGAGAAATCTCTTTCTGCAAATGTGGAGTCGACATATATTCTACATCACCCACTTTTTTCAAATCGCCAGGTGGCGTACTCATCATAGCATTGGTAACCCCTTTTCTATCTGTAACAAGCAATTTATTTAATTCTTTTTCAGAAATAAAAGTTTTATTACCGATTGAAATACCTCCATCAGTAACAGCCTTTTGGATTCTCTGTTTATCTGAGTTTTCTAGATATTTATTATCCGGAAAATTGATATCATATGACGATGCTTTTCGTATCTCCAATTCTTCTTTCTTATTTTTAGATTCCATTTATTCTTCCTCTTCGTTAGCAAAACATTTCTGGATTCTTTCGTATATAATTTCCAGTTCTGTCATAGCCTTTTGTGCCTCCTCAGGACATGCCTTATTTGCATCTGGATGTATTTTTTTGACTAAGTTTATATACCATTTTTTCGCTTTTTCCGCATCCTCAAGCAATTCCTCTGAATATCCTATATTTATATTTCTTACCTCCGGACGAGCATACAATAGTGAATAAATCATCTTCACATTCTCATTTTTGAAATAAACATCAGAATTGAAATTATTCCATTGCTTTTTTAATACTGCAATTACTGAAAACAATTCTTCATATGTTTGTGCCGTAACAGACATAGGAGTAATTTCACTATTTATAACTTTAAGAATATTGTTAATTGAATCAACACTCTTTAATTCTTGAATATCCTTAATTGAACATAAGTCTTTGGCGTTAATTTTCATAACTCTATTTTCCTTTCTCACATTCTTAACTATTTCATCATTTTATCTAGTATCATATACTGACCTAGTATTGAGACAACTTTTTATCTATTAAATGTTCATAGCAATTATACTATTTTTCCAAGCATCCTACAATTCCCAAGCACAAAAATAACGCCCACGGTTTCCCCTGAGCGTCTGCTGCTTGTCTTAAACTACTTTGAACATATTCTGTTTCATCGGCTTTTTGTCTTCTGCCTTATCCACTTCTTTTCTCGCCTGCTCCAGTTCCTCCATGCGAATCATCTCGTTCTTCGCATCATCCAGGCCAAGATGCGTATATGTGTTCATCGTCACTCCAATGTCGGAATGTCCCATCAGATATTGCAGTGTTTTGGGATTCATTCCGGCTTTCGCTTGGTTGCTGCAGTAAGTGTGCCTGCAAATGTGCGGCGTAATCTTCGGAAGCTGCACCCTAAAAATGCTGTTGTATCGGTTCACCGCATTCTTAAGCCGATGCTCCCAATGAAGTGCTACCTCCGGCATTCCATTCTTATCTCGGAAAAGGAATCCCACATAACCATCCACCATAATCTCCGGAAAATCCGTTGGCCTGTCTTCCAAAATTGCCCGGAACATTCGGAACACGTCCTCCGTCATTGGAAGCTTTCTTGTACCGGCATTTGTTTTCGTGGATTCGATGTGATACTCCATGCTGCCAATTCGCTGAAGCTGATGGTCGATATTGATAATGCGGTTCTTTAAATCAATATCCTTAATGGTAAGTCCGCAAAATTCTGAAATTCGAAGTCCCGTATGGAACAAGATGTAGAACACCTCGTAATACTTGCAGTACACGTTATCATCGTGTACAAACTTAAGGAACTTTCTCATCTGGTCCTTTGTGATTGCCTCTCTAGTATCAAATCTTTCCCTTCTGTTAATTTCTGCTTTTCCAAACCAAGCACAGCACCCACACCTTCCAAAGATAATGGAAGTCCCATATAGGCTGACCACACCATAGAACATTTCCAGGACGCCGGTACAAGGTATGTTCCTGCTTCGTAGCCTAACATTCTAGAAATACAGATACGTTCAAACTGAGCATTAAATGCCCATTTCGTAACAGCTTCATCTTCCAGCGCACTCATTACTTCTTCTGGTATTTTCTCTCCTTTTACAAGATCGCCTACTTTTACTTCTCCTCCGTCCACACTATACCCAAACAAGAGAACTTCAAAATCCGGTGATTCTGCATAACGGTAAACACCAGCCTTGGCAAGATTTACAGATGAAAATGTTTCAATATCAATTTCTAAATTCAACAAAATAATTTCCCTCCAACAAAAAAATTGGGCGATATAGTAATCCTCCATACCGCCCATAACATTTATTCGTTATTCTGTTCTTTCTGCTCTTTCTTCATACGCATTCTCTTTTTCAGATAATGAATCCCGTCTGATACCATGATGCTAAATGTTCCAATCAAGAAGCCTATCGTGCATCCAAAACATACCACAAGCATAAAGTTCTGCACTTCTGTCATTGTCTCGCCCTCCCTATGCTAAGAAATCGTCATCCACTACTGCTCCGAAGTCATCTGCTGCAGTGGTCTTGCCACCGAGAGACTCACCATCTCTAATCTTCTGAATATTTCCAAGACCGCAGGCAATCCCCTTATTTCCATTTGAGTTAAATGCATAGAAGTTAAGAGATACTCTTGCATAGCATCCGGAATATACTTCACTTCTGTCCAAGATAGGTTTTACTGCACGATCGACAATCTGCGGTGCTGTTGTGCTGTTCGCATTGATGAAGTAATGTCCTTTGTAAGCCTCATCGTCACGCTCGATATCACCATCGCGAAGTGGAAGCTTGATTGCAGCCTTATTAGGCTTCTTACCGCCGAATTTTGCAACACCCTTCCTCAATCGCAGCATCGATTGCTTTATTGACTGCATTTACGGTTTCTGTATCGTCCTTTGGATGTAGGACGGATTTTGCGGACATTCAAAATAAAAAAGAATGTGGAGGTAACAGACAATGGCAAAGACAATTTTTGAGGAAATGGGCGGCAAATACGAAAGGCAAGGCGATTATTTAAT